GCCTCACAACAACGGCTAGTAACTGCTGAAGATTATAAAGCTATTATCTCTCAAAGGTTCTCTACTCTGGTTGATGACGTTGCTGCATGGGGCGGCGAAGATAACATACCTGCAACATTCGGTGATGTTTATCTTTCACTTGACTTCAAAACTGGTATTACAGCTGACGTACAAACAAGCACAAAGAATACTATTCAAAACGTGGTTGCACCTAACTTAGGAATTATGTCAATTGACGCAGTGTTCGTTGATCCTATTAATACATTTATTGAATTAGCTGTTACTTTTGATTTTGATCCTGATCTAACAAACCTTACAATTGATACGATTCAATCAAATATCAAAACTGAAATATCATCATTCTTTACTGGTAATCTTGGAAAGTTTGGAGATACATTTAGACGATCTCAATTGCTTACAACTATTGATGCGTTATCTCCATCAGTTTTAAACTCTGACATGTCAGTTAAAGTTCAACAAAGCTTTATACCAACATTAAGCACTGCTGCAGATTATGATGTAGATTTTCCAATTAAAATTGCAGCTCCAGATGATGAAAATCATATTGTGACAAGCACACCGTTTACAATAAGTGGAAATTCATGCATCATAAGAAATAGATTATCATCTACTGCTCTTGAAGTATTTGATCAAACTAACGCAGTAATACTATTAGATAATATTGGTAGCTATAACCAATCCACTGGTAAGTTAAGTCTAACAGGATTCGGTACTAATGTGACAGCGTTTACTGGTTCTGAAATTAAAATATCAGTTACACCTGCAAATCAAAATACAATTAAGCCTCTTAGAAATTATATACTTAATCTAGATGTTGGAAAGACTTCAGCATCTGGTACGATTGACTTCCAAAACACATCAACGACATTGACAATATAAAATGACAATTACATCCGTAGATAATAATAGACGTAATCCTGTATTAAAGAGAGCAGACGTAACTTCTGCTTTGCCAGAATGGTTTCAACAGGATAATCCTAAGTTTGTATCATTTATGGAAGCGTACGAAGACTTTGTTGATAGTGATAATGGTAAATTTAATTTTCATCAAAAAGTTCAAGACGTTTTTGCAGCAAGAGACATTCCAGATACTGATGAAGATTTCTTAGATGAAATCATTGGCGAAATAGGTAATGGTCTAACACAATCATCTTTCTTCCAAAATCCAAGATTGATGGCAAGATTGCTTGGAAATTTCTATCAACAAAAAGGTTCAGCCCCTTCTGCTGAAGGTTTCTTTCGTGGATTCTTTGGAGAAGAAATTGAAGTTGAATACCCTAAAAGAAATATCTTTATTGTAGGTAGCGATAAAGTTGGTTTTGAGTCTCAAAAGAAAATACAAGATGCAAAACGATTTCAAGTATTATCAATCTTAATTAAATCTGGTATTTCAGTATCTGATTATGAAGACCTATATAAAAGGTTCGTTCATCCTGCAGGATTTCATTTTGCTGGTGATGTTATATTATCAAGTGAAGGAATATTGACACCAACAATTACGTTGCATAATCCTCTTGATTCCGACGTGTCTAATCCGCTTTTTGCCGGAACTGCTTCTTTTGGAACTGGTACGCTTTTTGGAGAAACCACTGCATTACAAGATTCATCAGATGGAACAACATTCCGTATCGATCTTCGCCAACAAGAATTGTTCTATTATACAGTTGATTCAGATCTTACAGCTTCAACTTGGATTAAATACTACGACGATATTAAAACACTACTCAATCCAAACTCGTTCACATTTGATGATAGCGCTACATCAGGAAGACCTGATCTTGCAATGACAATAGAAACTTTGGATAATGACTTCTTTACGCGGCTTTCATCAGATTCTGCGATATAAATAAGCTAAACAGGATTATAAAATGGCACGACAAAATCTAGGTACAGGCTCATCAGCTAATGATGGTAACGGAGATACTCTCCGGACTGCCGGTACAAAAATTAATGAGAACTTCGTAGAGCTTTACCGCTTTTTAGGTACAGACAGCGACACCCTATCTTCGCAAATTACGCTTGAGGATAGCGCTGTAGTGTTTGAAGGAGCAACTCCTGACGGTAACGAAACACGTTTAACTGCAGTTAATCCAACAGGTGATCGGCAAATACAGTTACCTGACGCTGGTGGTATTGTTACGCTAAACGCTGCTACTCAAACTCTGAGTGCCAAAACACTTGATGGTCCAATAATCAATTCAGGCAAATTAGGTTTGATTCTTGATTCATCTGCCAACGAGCTTATCACGTTTACTAAAGCTGGTTCAGCTATAAACAACGTAGCAATTGGTAATGCAGCATCAGGTAGTAATCCAACAGTTGATGCAGCCGGCGGCGGAACAAACTTAAATCTGGAACTTGCCGGTAAAGGCACTGGTTCAGTTGATATTCAATCTAAGTTTTCTCTTAAAGCTATTACAATAACAGCCAATGGTGCAGCTTCTACTGCCGCATCATATATTATATGTAATAAAGGTTCAGCTTTAGCAATCAGTCTAGCAGACGGCACTGTTGTAGGCGAACAGAAAATATTCTCAAACAAAGGCGCTGGAGTAGCAACAGTAACACCAGCCAATTTCGCTGCCGGTACTACTTTTGCACTTGCTCAAAATGAAGCAGCAACTTGTATATGGGACGGAGCCAACTGGTTCCTTTGCGGAAATCAATCAGTAACGACGGTGGCATAACATGAGCGCAATTGTAACAGACCCATTTAAAAGAAAGATCGCAGAAGACTTACTTGCAGAAGTACAGCTTTCCACCGATTCAAATGAATTTTATATTGGAATTGGTAAGACTGATACTTATGATTCAGCTGATACCACAGCTATTCCAGTACGCCATACATTTGAAGAAAGAATTGGCCGAGGTAATCTTGAGTCTATTAAGAAAGTAACAGCATCTTCAATTGTTGCAACACGTAACAACTGGTCATCAGGTACAATTTATTCTGCTTTTAATGATAAGCAAGAAGGTTATCCAACAAACGCGTATTATGTAATTACAGAAAATAATGAAGTATACATTTGCTTGCAACAAAGTAGATCTGCAACTGGCGCAGCAAACCCATCAACTGTTCTTCCAAACTTTTCTACAGCTGGGGTTACATTACACCAAGCTTTTGAAACATCGGATGGTTATCGCTGGAAACTTCTTTATTCAATCGGTGCTGGTGATGCTACAAACTTCTTAACTGGAGCATTACTACCAGTCAACTTTATTACCAAAGATTCAGCTTCATGTAACACAACCGAGCTGCAACAGTTAAATATACAAAATACAACTACTCCCGGTCAGATTCTTGGCGTTGAAGTTGTAAATGGTGGTAATGGTTATTCATCTGCTCCAACATTAGCGTTCCGTGGAAATGGTTCAGGTGCTGCAGCAACCGCAACTATTGATGGTGGTGCAATCGTTAAAGTTGAAATGAATAACGAGTCAGGTGGCTTAGGTTCAGGATACGACTATGCTTCATTAAGCTTTACCGGGAATGCTACGTTACGGCCAATCATTGGTCCACGTGATGGTGTTGGTAAAAATGCTAGATCAGACTTGAAAGCATCAAGTGTTATGTTAAACATTAAGCCTGAAGGTGCAGAGGCTGGAACATTTAACATTACTAACGATTTTAGACAAATATCACTTTTCAGAAACTTAGACTATACCGATTCAGCCGCAGATGGCGGTCGTTTTAGTGGAGTGAATGCAAAAGTTAATAGAAATATGACATTAACTGCAAATATTAGTACAACAGGATTTGCGGTTGATGAAATAATTACAGGTGGAACATCAGGCGCAACAGCTATTGTTGATGAGGTTGATTCAGGTGGTGGTAAGGCCTTACGGTTCCACCAGAATGAAAAGACCGCAAACGGTAACTTTACAGATGGTGAAGCATTAGCTGGTAGCCTTGGAGCTTCAGGTACAATTGATAGTGGTAACCTCTTTGGATCTATCGATATTTACTCTGGTGATCTGTTATACATAGAGAATAGAGCAAGAATTGTTCGCTCTTCGGCGCAAACCGAAGATATTAAAGTTATTTTGACGGTGTAAACGAATGGCAACTAAATTTACCACTACTACGTTTGAAACAACGTACAAAGACGACTTTAAAGATTCTGATAATTATCATCGGATACTCTTTAATAGTGGTAAGTCTTTGCAAGCTCGAGAGCTAACACAGCTACAAACTATGATTCAAGCTGAGATTACGCGGTTTGGCTCAAACATCTTTAAAGAAGGTGGTAAAGTTAGTGGCGGTAACGTTACACTAAATCAACTTGAATTTATTAAACTAACGTCAGGCTCTTTACCAACTGATGCATCTACCGCTGTAGGGGAAACCTTTACTGATGGCGATGGCATTAAAGTAAAAGTCATTAAAGCTGTAGAAGAAGTAGGCGCAGACCCAGATACAATTTATGTAGAATATGTTGATCGACTTACTGGAACAAGTGGACCAACTCCTGTTCGTGTAGCAGCTGGTGGTACTCTTACACATGCAGCCGGCACATTAGGAAATATGACAATTGCTGCTTCAGATGCATCCGGTCTCGGTATGGAAGCTTCAATCGTAGCTGGTTCATTCTACGTGCAAGGACGGTTTGTATTTGCAAAAGCACAAAGTACATTTGTTAGCAAGTACTCAGTTCGTGTTAGTAGAGATCTTGGCTTTAAGCTTGATCAAGATATTCTCACAACTGCTGATGACGCTGCATTGTTTGATAACCAAGGTGCAGTTCCAAACGAAGCATCTCCCGGTGCTGATCGTTGGCGTATTAAATTAACTCTTACAACAAAAGATCAATTAGCAGCTGAAGATAATTTTGTATTCATTGCAGAAGTTATCAACGGCAGGTTCGGTAAAGAAGTCACAAAGGATAATTCATACAACACTATCCTTGATACAATGGCTAGACGGACAAAAGAAGAATCAGGCGATTATATTGTTCAACCATATACTGCTAAGTTTGATCCGTTAAATGATTCTAACCTTTCACTTGATGTGTCAGGCGGTATTGCTTATGTTGAAGGATATAGGATTGCTTCAAAAGCTGCAGATATTACAGTTCCAAAAGCTCAAACTACTTTAGCTCGTGCAGGTGATACAGTCATTCCAATTTATGGTAACTATGTTTTGTTTGATTCAAACTATAGTCTACCAGAACTCCACTCAAGAGCAATACTTACTAGCGATTCATCGGGCCTAGGAACAAAAATTGGTAATGCTAGAATCCGCCATTACGAAGAAGATGGTGCAGACTTTAGAGCATACCTTTACGATATTAAAATGGATGCTGGCCAAAACTTTGCAGCTGCGCAGTCAATCGGCGCAGGCGCAACAGACTTTATTAATATCAAATTAGAAAATAGCAGAGCAGAACTAAAAGAAACGGCTGACAATAGCTTATTATTCCCGTTACCAAATAAGCGTCCATCAACTATTGCTTACACAGCTGCTAATGATATTGTCTTACAAAAGAAATATACAGTAACCACAAACGGTTCTGGTGTTCTTGCGTCTAACGAAGCAATTAGCGGTGGTGATACATTTACTAGTACTTCATCTTGGATAGCTACTCGTAGAACTGGCCAGATGGATGCGTTAACATTTAACATCTCTCTTGGTACACCAACCGGATCAGAATTTAATATTACTGGTGGAGCAGAGAACAGCACAGCTTATGACATCTATGCTTTACAAACGCATAAAGGAACATCAAACTTCTCAGCTAAAGATAAATCATTAGCAACTGGTGTTCCACTTACTATAAACATGCAGTCTGATATCGATTCAGATGGTAGTGGTACAAAGTTCCTTTCATTAAGAAAAGCTGATGTTTACAAAGTAGAAGAAATTGCATTGAACGCAACTGGTGGAGCAGATCTATCAAACTTCTTTGATGTTGATAACGGCCATCGTGATAACTTCTATGACATCGGTAGATTAGTTATCAAATCAGGTAAAAGCTTGCCACAAGGTAATGCGTTTATTCGATTCAGGCACTTTACACATTCAACATCCGGTACACACTTTGATGTTACATCTTACCCGACTGGTGATAGTGTAGGTTATGCCGGCATTCCAGATTATCGTAAACAAGATGGTGCGACTATTAATCTTAGAGATGTTTTAGACTTCCGCCCTGTTGCAGGTATACTTGCTGACTCTGCCGGAGTTGCATCGAAAACATTTGATTCAGCTGGTGGTGGTAACGCAATTATTCCATTGCTTCCTGTAAATGGTCAAACATTTGATGTGAATCCAACATATTATCTTCCACGTGCAGATAGACTTTTATTGGTAACTGCTGATGATCAGCTAAAGCCATTACCACGTGGCGAACTCAAATATCTTCAAGGTGTTCCAGACTTTAATTCTCAACTGCCAGAAATGCCTGCCGGCGCTTTAAACTTACAAAACTTCTTCTTAAATGGCTTTACTCTTAATGAGTCAGATTTAAGTTCTAGAATTATTGAATCAAAGCGATTCACAATGGCAGACATTGCTCGATTAGAAGATCGTATTGATGATCTAGAAGAGTTAACAGCATTAAGTCTTTTAGAAAATGCTACTGAAGCTCTTACAGTTATTGATTCTGCTGGATTAGCAAGAACAAAAGCTGGATTTATTGCAGACACATTTAAAGATTACACATTCTCAGCTATTGACAGAGACGAATACAGAGCATCAGTTGAAGTCGTCGATGGACTTCTTAAGCCACTCGTAGTAATGAATGACTTACGTCTTCTCTATGACTCAGCAAACTCTACTTCAATCCGGGGTAAGACAAAAGGTTTAGCACAAACTGGCGAATTAGTAACATTACCAATTGATT